AGGTACATGATCGCGGATTCTATTCCGTGTTCATCCGCACCCGTCGTCTTCGGAGACGAATCCCCGTAGCCCAGTAGCTTCATATGAAACCCTCCCGAGTTGAATTGACACCCGGAAGATACTAGAACCGTGGCACCTTGTCAACTCGAGTCGGTATCACGTCATCACCGACAAGCCGCAGAAGATCTAGGTAGGGTGAGGTACGGGCGTGGAAGGATCTGGGTGAGGTTGGGTACGGGCGTGGAGGTACGGGCGTTCAGGTATGGGCACAAAAAAGGGCCGACCCCGTGAGGGGCCGACCCATTTCTTGGTAAGGTCGCCTTCGTTCAGTCGTCCTCAGTGGCGACCCGGCTGGCGGAGGATTCCAAGGCAAGATTCCACGCCATCCCTGCTGCGGTGACCAACCCCGGTCGGTCGGCCTTCGGAAAGCGTTCGATCCACTCCATGATGGAGTCCCATGAATCAGGAGTGTGGAACAGACCGCTCTTCGCCTTGCGGATTTCTTTGCTCACGTCTTGCATCGTACCTCTCCCTCCCGTGCTGTGTTGAATGAGTGACCAAATCTACAGTAACCTTGTCACCGACACAAGGGGGTCAACCAGAGCTACCTGACCAGTCACCCCAGATCTAGGTAAGGTTAGGTACGGGCGTCGAAGGTAGGTACGGGCGTCGAGTCTGGCAGGAAAAGGTACGGGCGTCTAAGTGTAGACGGGTACGGGCGTCGGCTCTGCCGCAACTAGTTTACTAGACTACCAGTTATCTACTGAAAAACTAACTATCTACACTAGATAACCTACTGAACTAGTAGTTCAGTACTTAGTACTGTCTAGTTAACCAGTTCTTTCTACTAGTAAACTAGTTTTGTAGGGCTGTCAAGGGGGGTGTTGGGAGAACGGTGCCCTGTTTTACCCAGAAAACGTGCTCGAAAGTGCCGCTGCGCTTGGTCTCTGCTGTGTGGCTACTGCAATTGCAGGGTATATCAGTTCATCTCTAGGTCTACGTTACGGAGGGCTTCCTGAAGTTCCCGGTAGATCTCTTCACTGTTTCGGTGGACGATATTCACTGATGTACTATCGTCGAAAAGCTTTTCTGTTTTGGCTAGGATTTCGAGTGCCCTGACTCTGACACTTGGAGCGTTGTCTGTGTTACTGGCTTCGGCCTGAAGGCTTTGTATGATCCATGCTTTCGAGAGTTTCTTCTGTTCTCGTTTAGCCACGGCCTTGTCGTCTTTGAGGTCTTGGATCCTGTTCTTGATCTTGTCCATCCGACAGAGCTTGGTTGCTTCGTTGGATGCGCTTCGTCTGCTACCTCCCTTCACATCGTAGGCTTTGATATACGCATCGGTTTGGCTCTCGCCTCGTGCGATGAATGCACAGAAAGCGGCTTGCTTTGGTGTTAGGGTAGTGCCCTTAGACATAACGACTCCTGTGTAGGTCTACACCCATGGTAAACAGGGACGTTGTCGTGTGCAACACATTGCCCCTTGACATCATGAGCTGGTCATATAGATTGATACCATCATTCACAACAAAGAGGGAGCAGGGAGATCAAGATGGAATTCTACGCAGAGAATGAGCGTGGCCGAGTCTGGGTCCACGACCACAGCACCGAAGACGCTAAAGACTACTCCGGGTACATCGACGACAGCTTCGGGGTGGGGGCACGGGTCGTCGTCTCCATCGAAGACGACTGCGCGTACTTCTCCATTGTCTTCAACGACCGGGACGGGACGGTGTACGGCGAGGCCGCCGGGACCCTCGACCGGGCCGCTGCCGTCCGTATGGTGGAGGGGGTCTGACATGAGCACTGACCGTACCGGCTACACCCAGACCTTGACCGTCAAGCTGTACTCACTCGGGCCGAACGCCGACTTCACGAATCTGCGAACCGAGCTTGCAAGCTTTCTTCACGGTCCCACCCGGTACACGCACCAAGTGGCCGCTGTCATCACTGGCGACGGTCCTCGTCCCTCCACGCACACCGTCGTGGACACGGGCGAAGGAATCGTCATCCGCCACAACTCCATCACCCACACATTGGGGGAGGTTTGAGATGGGCAAGTACACACAAGGAGAATGGAGCGACCACTACGCAAAACTGGCCCCCGTGAGTTCAGTCGCTGTGTGGTCAAAGCAAGGGGATATGGTCAGGCGTGTAGCTCTCTGCGGGATCCATGAGGGCATCGACTTAGACGAGGCCGAAGCTAACGGACGACTGATCGCCGCCGCGCCGGATCTACTGGAGGCGGCGAAGGCTTTTGATGATGCGGTAGACTCGGCGTCGGAGGCCGGTCACTACATCAATGACCCTCGGCTTCGTGCCGCCGTTCGCCTCGCTCGTGAGGCCATCGAAAAAGCAGAAGGAGTCTGACATGAGGTTCTATCGCGTGCATAGGCGGGATAACGAGGCCGAGTCGGTTGGCTATTTGTATTACACCCGTCGAATCGACGCCGAACAGGCGCGTAGGTCTTGGCTGCGAACTCAAGGCGAGTACGCCGAAGCTGTAGTTGAAACGGTGAACATTGAGCCAACCAAGCGCGGAATCCTCCGCGCACTCAAGCGATACGCAAACCACCCTGACAACGGATGAGGTTGTTGAGATGAGCACAGTTACCATCACCACCCACGGTAAACAGGGACGTCCACCCCTGCTTCTGACGGATCTGATCTTCAACCGATTCCACGCTGAGTACGTCGGGTTCTGGGTTCAGATCCGCAGGGATGACGAAGTAATCCGTGGCCTGATCGTGGACACAGGCAAGGGGGTGACCGTGGTGTGCGTCGAGACAGGCGAGTACCTTTTCCAATCCCTGCATCACCCACACATTGAGGGTGCGATGACCATGCACGGATGGGAAGTGACGGACATCTTCAACGTCAACATTCAGTTGGAGTCAGACGGCGAGGCTTACGAAGCCGCATACGCCAACGGAAAGAAGCGTAGGAAACAGTTTGAATCAGCAGCAGAACTTCATGTGTGCAGAGGGGAGGATTGATGGCTATCAGACATGAGCACGAAACGTGGATTAACACCTTCATGGCGAAGGTCAAGCTCTACGCACGGACCAAGGAGCTTGCGATTACCACGGCCCGGCAAGGGGGCGCACGATCCAAGGCTATGGTCAATCAGCTTCAAGACGAGGCGGACAAGATCAGAGCTGACCTTGAGAACAGCCTCTACTGGAAACTAGACGAGGTGTCAGATGAAGACTGAGATCACTAGCCGTGCACACCACACGCTCACAGCGTACCAAGAGGGACGGAAGGATGCCTTTGCGCTCGTTGCTGAATCAATACGAACCGGGCTTGAGCGAAACGCACTGGTGTTGAACCCTGTCGCCGTCGCTGTCCTTGAAGACCTCGAAGAGTCCTTGCGCGAACAGGTGTGGCGCATCGTGTACCCGGAGAACCAACATGAGAACGAAAGGAGCTAGGCGGCTACTAAGGCGTGGCCTTCTCATCACAAGGGTGAGAGGGCACAAGCCTCGTGCCGTGGTACACTCCGGAGCCTTGAAGCTCTACGGATGCGCTCGCCCCAGTTGCAATGCGACACTGGAGGCGTGGGACAACCCCGACAATGTCGCAGGTCCTATGCTCCACACGAACTGCGGCAAGATCAGTGCGGTACGCAAACTGATGGCAAGACTCGTAAGCTTTTAAAACTCACATGACCAAGAAAAGACTTTTCATTTTCTTTTCAGTCGTGGTTGCCTTCTGGCTTGGCGTGAAGACCGGGCACTCGAACGCATACGATCTCGCGACCGAGACCATGACACCCGTGCTCTCCCGGTGCGTCGAGAGCCTTGACTCTTCGATCGCAATCCTGTGGCGACAAGGCGCATACCTCCGTCTCTACTCGGGAGCGTACGTCGAATAAAAAACCCCCCAAGGTATGATGTGAGAGGGCCACCATAGCTCGGGGGGAGCCGCGCAAAGGAGGGGAAACACGGCTGTTTTAATTAACCTACCAGTCAGCCTGTTCCCCGGTCAATAACCGCTTTCTCGCAGTCGTTTCAGAAGATCTTTGTCTCTGGCTTTGGTTCGTTCTACCTGCCAGTGTGTGTTCCCGGCCAACCATCCATACCTCAAGGCCGTGCGGAACCCGATGACGACACACACCCCCAATAGCGTGAGCTTGCTAAACTTAGTCATCAGTCCTTTTCATCAGTGAGTCGGTAAGGAACAGTCTCTGCGGCTTTGACTAAAACAGGAGCCCACCGTCTCTTCTTGTAGCCGTTTTTAGGGATCTTGTTGGCGACAGGTAAGTTGTACGTTTCAACGCCGTCATATGCATGTACGAACATGGCCTCCATGTGATCCATCCTTCTTGATACAAGCAGTCCCTTCTCGCCTAATCTATTCAGGAGTTGAATGAACTCATCGCTAACGTCCATACACACAAGACAGTTCCAGTCATGGCGCACCAAGTCGATGTCGCCATGGGGATTAATGTCCGAGACGCGACCGACAAAGTCACGAAACATGGGCATTGGCATATCGCCACGCATCCTGAGTTTTACCGCAATACTTAGATCTATATCAGTAGTTGACATCTACCTACCTCACGCCTTTAAATCTGCAAGGTCAATTTCAAAAGCTGGTTCAGCATCGTTGCCCGCTCTGTACACCTTGCGCACCCACATGGATACGTCCATTGGCGGGGTCAGATCACGGACATCAAGCCAACGGGTTTCACCACACCCAAACGGAACGACCAGAATAACTGGCTTGTCGTGCAAGGTCGCATGCAGAAGCATGTTGACCACTTTCCTTGTGCTCATCCGCAAGGTGGGATACTCCCCAAGCTTGCATGTCCGACTCTTCACGTCACCGAAAGCAACAACTTCACGGCCCCTTGAAAGCCAGAAGTCAAGTGGCGATGTCTCATCGTTGTAGCCATGCGCGTCGCACTTAAAACGAGACTCGCACCAAGCGAGAGCTTCAGCCTCCCTACTACGATGTATATCGTTCTCGAACAAGCTCATAATAGAGGGCACCCCACGCTTCTGGCTGCGACCATTGCGTGGTTCATTCTGTGGTTGTTTAAGGCTCGCCGTGATAGGGAGGGTATCACCGGCTGAGGCCCCTCTATACTCAAAGAGTGATACAAGGTAAACACGTCAAGACCTAACTCCAACAGTCTGCCTGTCACCGATCCTCGCCCTCTATTGCTATCATAATCGCATAGCAGATAAGACAGGCTCCGAATAGTGCTATCAGTTCGATCATGGATGTCTCCTGCCATGGCGTCATTGCGAAAGTCCGACTCTCTTGAGTTGGTCTTGTGTTGGGTTTACCAAGCTTACCGTGCCGAATTCATTCGTCGTGTGCTTGTGTTCGGTCTTGCGAGCGTAGGCACGTCGGAGCTTCTTCTCCTGCTTCTCGTCGCTCATTGGCTTGCAGGAGTTGGTTCTGTGTTCGTTGTGGCCGAGCCACGCTTCTTTCTTGTTCATTCAATGCACCGTATCGTCGCCCATCAAGGGCATGGTCCACATCTTTGGGGTCCGCTTACCGGCCCGCTTCTTAAACAACGGTTTCATTTCTTCGATCAGTGGTGCGAACTTCTGCTGTGAAGCAGCCTTGATCATTTCTCCTGTCTGCTCTGGATCACGCAACCATGGGTGTATGTCCATCACATTACTCAGGCTAAACTCCACCAACAGCGTTTCGCCATCACCTCGCTCGAAGGTGCCCTCTATCGTGGCATCGCATGTACAGCTGTAGAGATGTTGACGAGCCTCTTCTGAGGTTGGGCGGTCCTGATTGTCCGGGTCGTTCACAGACTCCACGTCAACCTTCTCGAAGATCTCACAGCCCTTGTCGTGGAATGTCTCCACGCTGACTGCGCTCTCGTTTTCTGAGGCCAAGCTGTCCAACATCAATACGATGCAAGACAGAGCATCTCCGTTGTTCTTGCCTATTCCCACCAATTCTTTTTCCTTGGTTTGCGGGGATCCCGGTACACAGCAGGTGCCGGAGCAGTTTGTTTCGCAGACACATGTCTGTTCAACACATCTCGCAGTAACTGAGACAGGCTTATGCCCTGAACCTTTGCCTCAGTCCGCAAGGACTCCAGTGTCTCTTCTTCTACTCGCAGAAGAAAAGACTTCTTCTTAGAACGGGAGCCCATCACCCTCAGTGTCACCCGAGCTTGCCGCCGGAGCCTTGGCCTCAACGTCGGTCGTTCCGCTCAGGTCGATCTCCAAGCGAGCGTTCTCGTAAGGCATGCCACCCTTCGACACGCGCTCCCAGATAGCGACCTTGAGCTTCGGCATCGTGCCTTCCTTGGCCTTGTTCACCATGGCCCGAAGGAACTCTTCCGTGAACTCAATGCTTCCTGTCTTGGCGGGGTGTCGGTCGTTCTTCCGGTACCTGTTACCGAAGATTGCGAAGTCCAGTTTGGGTTGGTTCTTGTAATCAGGCATCGGTCAGTTCTCCTTGAATCCGATCGTCGTTGATTTGAAGTGCAGCATTGGACAGCTTGTGAATCTCCATCATGACCTTGGCAATCTCCTTCTGGTCTCGGCCAGAGATTGCGGCTCTGATGCTTTGCTTCGTCTGATCGTCAGGATCCCACCCTGCCGATACCACCTCGTTAGCGAGGTCTTTCAGTTCCTGTATCTGCTGATCTACAGGATCCTGTACAGCCTTCGCCTCGACCTTCTTCCGGGGAGGCGACTTGGTGACGCCGTTGGCCTCTTCGCGAGGCAGTCCGTCACCTGAGTACAAGTAGTTGGCGAGGCCGAACAAACTGAACGCCTTCACCATGCAACGCATCTTCGCATCAGAGATGTCCCTGCTCGAAGGATGTGCGATGCTCTTCATGCGGTAGTCCATGACCGGGAGCCACATCTCACGAGACACCTCACCGATCTTCACGGTGCATGATACGGTGGCAGTGCCACCCTCGTAGTAAGTGACATCCCTCGTCACGCCGTTCGTGTCGGTGGTGCCATGCCACTTGATGACCATCTCTGGATAGTTCTCCATCATGAGACGGTAGGCGTGGCTCCAACTCAAGTAAGTCAGGCCACCCTTCTCTTCCGTGAACTCATTCACGTTGATGGCACTGAGCGTCTTCCAGATACTGCCTGCTGTTAAGCTCTTAGCTGGCATCTTCTCCATCCCCCTTTTCGTTGTTCGTTGTTGCATCTGCCAAGAGACCAGCGGCTTCCCGTACATCGTTGCCATGCCCTCGTATAGCATCTGCTATGTCTTCGAGTCCATGGGGAATGCCCATTACGGCTTCTAGTAACGAATTGACATAATTCCCGTATGCATCATGGCCGGGGCCTGTGCTAGGTGGGCTTATCCCAGCAGCAATATTGTTCAGTGCCGTTCCTACACCATCAATGCTCTCAATAACTTCCCTTGATACCGTATCAATGGTCGCTCTAATCTTCTCTAACCTTTCTTCCTTCGTCATCTCCCTTCTCCTTTCCACTGCGGACAAAAGTCTGCAACCTCACACCAACTCTCACAACGGATGTACTTCGCCTGTCCATCTACGATGGAGAAGTGTCCCGTCTTCTGCTTGTTGATGTAGTCTGTCGCCTCTCTCATGGTGTCGAATGAACGTGGTTTTCCAGTACCATTCACCTGATAGGCACCACGAGCCCATCTCTCTTCCGGTGTGCAGGGAATGGTGCGCTCCTGCGTGTGGACCCTGACCCTCTGGTCAATGAAGTCGTCCTGACGCCCGTCTCTCCACATAGGCACAGACATTACCACGACAGGTGACTCCGGGTAGTTGCCTTTACCCACACGGGAACGCATCCAATCCCTGCAAATGCATACGATGGTCAGCTTGGTAGCTGTAATCCCGTTCTGGCGGACCAACCACGCATACATGTTCAGTTGCTTTTCCCAATCCTCCTTGAGCCCACGCTGAACACTGTACGTTGAGGTGACCTTGTAATCCGTAATGGATCCGTCGTCACCCAACAGGTCGATGGCACCACTGATCGTGGATCCATTGTGCTCTGCGTGAAACCTTCGCTCTTTGGTGCCCTCACCCTCAGCCATTTCGATGACGTTGTGGACACCCTTTCCAAGCAACTTCCAAACTTCTTCTCTGACATCAACGCTGATGTCGTCTTCGTGCAGTTGCCACAACCGGCGTATTTGTGGCGGTTTGATTAACTCTGTCACGCTGAAATCTGCCCCATCCTTTGTGTATGGATCGTTGCGGATAGCGTTCACCACAGAGTCTGGTGCGCCGAAATGGTTTGTGAGCTTCAAGAAACTCTCCAAACCCCTACCGTGCGCTCCGTGTTCGGGATCTTCCGAACGATGTAGCGACGGCCTTCGTCGTTCGCATTCCACCTAGTGGCGGAAGAACGAACGCTGCGCTCATGCTTCATGTCTTCGCAATCAACCATGAAGCACTCGTCTACCCCCAGTTGCTCGAAAGGGTAGGTGCGTCTCTCTGTCCTGTGAGGGATCGGAACCCCCTGAAGGATCTTGATTCCTTCTTCTCTCATTTGGTTCTCCAAATTCCAATGCCGTAGTCGGTGACCCTGATTGAAAACTTCTTGCCCGTCTTCCTGCTCATCCTGCCTGCGTAGCTGCGGATCGCATTGATCTTTTCCTTCACCTCTTCGTCGGTCATCGTCAACTCTATCATGTCGTTGACCTCAATCTCATGCATCGGCAGGTACGCCCACTTGACTGGCGGGCCGGAGTTTTTTGGAGGTGGCCCAGCGTCCGAATAGACCCTGAATCTTGCAACCGTTTCAGTCACGTTTTCTCCTTTTCTTGCCCTGAAGATTCCCCCTCGTTATAGTCCTTGTCCGAGGAGACGAAAGAATGGTAGCGAAGCAACAAATCTTACGCAAGGGCTGCGACAAAGACATCATTGGCGTTACGATTACGGGTGAACCAGCCTCGAAAGCGAACTCAAGGCGCATGGTTCTGATCGGTGGTAAGCCTAGATTCATCAAGTCTAAGAAGGCACTTAAGTACAGCAAGGACTTTGACTTACAGTGCCCTGTCCTAGATGAGTTGATGGAGGGCGATCTAGCTGTTGCGATGAAGATTTACTATCGCACAAGGCGACCAGATCTAGACGAGAGTTTGATCTTGGATTTGCTACAAGACAAACTGTACAAAAACGATAGATCAATAAAACTGAAGTATGTTTTACATGGTCTAGATAAAGAAAACCCTAG